CTGTATTGGCTTAATCAGGAGATCGCCTATGACCAGCAGCGGCTGGAAGCCCTGGAGCAGACCGCCAAGGCCCCAGCTACGGCCAACATGGATGGAATGCCCCACGGTGCAGGTGATCCAGGAAAGCCCGTGGAGCGGATAATATTGGAATTGACCGACCTGCAAGCCATCATCGCTGCCAAACGAATCCAGTGCATTCATGAGCGTCAACGGCTGGAGCGGTATATTGCTGCTGTGCCGGACAGTCTGACACGGAAAATTATGACCCTGCGTTTCGTGGAGGGCCAATCCTGGAACCAGGTGGCCGCCCATATCGGCGGTGGAAATTCCACTGATGCGGTGAAAAAGCGGGTGTATAGATATTTGGAGACCGCCCAGGAGGGCGCAGATGGGCAGGAGGAAGTAAAAACCGAGAAAATCTGCATGATTTCGTAAACTTGTCCCCAATGTCCCGACCGCCCATGGTATCATGACATTGTGGATTTATGTAGTTCGGGGATGGGGTTCGCCTCCTCCCCAAAGCAGCAATGCGCCCGAAACTATCTTCCCCATATCCACACAGAGCCGCAGACGGATTTCCCTTAACGGAGTTCGTCTACGGCTTTTCTCATCACCAAAGGAGGCAGAGCTTTGTATCGACAGCAGAGAAATTACGAGAATCTGAATCGGATGATTTTTCCAGGCGTGGGAGACTATGACATTCCACAGCTTCACCCTGTTTATGACTGCCAGGCGGAGAACTGGATCGGCTTTAACTATGTCCGAGGCTGTGAGGAGCCCTGGAGGCACGGGGTCCACTTTTTCATTGATGACTATCAATTTACCAGAGTGTGGACAAATCCAGAGGTCTACGTGAGAATGATGCAGAAATTCCAGGTTGTTCTCACTCCGGACTTTTCTACTTACACCGATTTCCCGAAGGCGATACAGATTTACAATCATTACCGGAAACACTGGATCGGAGCCTATTGGCAGCAGAACGGCGTCACGGTGATTCCTACTATCAGCTGGGCAGAGCCAGACAGCTTCGCCTGGTGCTTTGACGGTGAGCCAGTGGGCGGCATCGTGGCAGTGTCCAGCGTGGGCACTCAGGCAAACAACCGCACGAAGGCTCTTTTTCTGGAGGGCTACCGGGAAATGCTGGATCGGCTCCATCCCAGCAAGGTCATCATGTACGGCAATGTGCCGAACGGGTGCGAGGGTGATATTGTTCAGATCAGAGCATTCCAGCAGAAGTGGAGAACACAGCCCAAGGCTGATTTTGGAGGGTGACATGGGCGGAAGAGGAAGCACAAGCGGACTGAGCCAGCAGGTTCAAGCACCGGCCCCGATACAATTTTTAACACTAACAGGCAGCAGCGAGGATGAATTCTTCGATGACCTGGAAGACAGCTATGACATCAACACGGTGCTTGCGATCCAGCAGTATATCAGGCAAGATGTGCAATCAAACGGATATACGATGTCTCAGAACATGAACCATAAAATGGAGAATGGTATGACACTGAATGCCAATGAAACTTACGTGAGAAATCGACTTCAAGCGGCTATGCATCCACTGGGAAAGAATATGATTCTGACCCGTGCGGCGCATAAGGATTTCTTGGAGGCGCTAGGGGTCAAGAATTATCAAAATATGACCGATGCGCAACTGAATGCGGCGGTCAGCGGCGCAGAGTACACCGAGAAAAAGTTCGTGTCCGCCGCAGTTGATGCGTCGAAGAACCCATTTGTTTCCGGGCCTGTTTCGGGCGGCCGAGAGGTTTATATCAGAATCCATGCGCCGTCAGACACAAAAGGTGTTATGGGCAACCGGAGCCAGTCTGAGGTTATTTTGTCCGATGGGGTGAAGTTTCGTGCAACCGGCGCACATTTTGACGGTACTACCGCACGCCCACGTGTCGGCGGGCTGCTGCCCCGTGTCGTTGTTGATGTACAGGTCATCGAATAATAGGAGGTGTGAGGCATGGCAAGCGAAAAGAAAAGCAATGCTGGTGAAGAGAGATTCGTCACGTCTGGCAAGTCGATCAACGTGATTAAGAAGGGTGGTTCAGGTGCTACTGAGAAAACCACGATTAAAAAATCGACGAACAAAGTTAGAAAGAGAGGCTGATCGGGGATGGGCGGCAGAGGAAGTGCAAGCGGCATGGCTCCTGCAACCCCATCCACGCCGTCGGGCAAGACGCTGGCTGATATACAAGCAATGGCAAGGGCCAATGACGACAAGGGGATGCACGACTTCTTGATCGATGTTCAGAACACAGATACACCGGACTTCCTGAACACGCATCATTTGCAGAAGATGGTGTATGCACTTGGTATGAATGACAAGCCTGAAATCGTATCACAACAGGAGTTTGACGATATGACCGTGAATGCACCTTTTGGTAGCGGACAGCCGATCCTCTACCGTACTGTGAATGACGTTAAGCTTACTGGGGGAGTTCATATGTCCGCAAAGCAGATCAACGATATGATGATTTCTGGTGACCTTACGTATCTGGGTAACGGTATTCACGGGGACGGGCTGTATTTCGCCAATGATAAGGCCGAGTCCCAAGCGTATGGCTACGGTGGCGGCAGATCGAGAACCATTGCGTGCGTCCTCAACAGTAAAGCTCGTATGGTTACTGAGACCAAGCTCCGAAAAGAGTATGATGACTTCGTGAAACACAATCCACAGACACGAAAGGCTCTGGGATTCGCAAAAGCGCATAGCTCGCATGATAGCATGAGTCAGTTCGCATTGATGAAGGGGTACAACGTCATCGTTTCAAGTCAATTCAGAGGTGTGGCTTATTACACGGTAATTGACCGGAGTGTGCTTACAACGACCGGAAAGCAGGAAAAATATTGACAAGTCAAAACGCTTTTGCTACAATAAAGGAAAGAGGCTTTGACTGTCCACGTTAAGGAGGTAATCGTATGGCAGGAAAGACCAAAAATGTGAAGGTGTCTAAGATGCTCGGCGGGCTGACCGCACAGCAGAGCAGAGAACTGGCGGCTCAAATGGATCCCATGGGCATGGGAAAGTCGCCCAAAAAGGAATCCTCCAAGAAGAAGACTAGCAAGTGAATCAAGTCACAAGTTCATAAATTCGCCTGATGCGCTTTGGCGTATCAGGCATTTTTTATACCCGAAATTCCCCAGGAGAGAGGTGAAGTGAATGGGACGAAGAGGCGGGATTCCGCCGAAATACACAAGCAAGGATCAGATCGTGGATCTGATTGAACGATACTTTGAAGAGTGCGAAGGGGAACTGCTGCTGGATGCAAACGGAAACCCTGTGTTGGACAAGCAGTCCCAGCCTATCTTCGTGGGCAGGAAACCGCCCACCACCGCCGGACTGGCCAGAGCCCTGGGCTTTAAGTCCCGCACATCCCTCTGGAAGTACCACGGTAAGGCAGAGTTTAAAGACACCATTGATGAGGCCATGCTACGGATCGAGGAGTACACCGAGCAGCGGCTTTTTGACCGGGATGGAGCCAACGGCGCAAAGTTCTCTCTCCAGTACAATTTTAAGGGCTGGAAGGATGTGGAGGACGGTGAACAGGCTCCCACCATCAACATTGTCTGCGACATCCCTAGGACACCAGCAGAGAGCATGGACGGACTGAGAACATCGCAGCAAGAGACAGAAGGTCAGGCGGATCATGCCGAAGACACCCACTGACAGCGTTCGGCTCTCCTCTCTGATCGCTCCATCGTTTTACCCGGTGTACTGGGATGTGATGGAGGGTAAACACACCTATTACGACCTGTACGGCGGCCGTGGCTCCACCAAGTCCTCTTTTATCGGCACCATGATCCTGCTGGGGCTTATGAGTGATCCAAATGCAAATGCGGTGATCTTCCGTAAGGTGGGCAACACTATCAGGACATCGGTCTATGAGCAGATCCTATGGAGCCTAAATGCCCTGGGGGTTATGGACGAGTGGAAATGCACCACCAGCCCCTATAAGATCACATACCGAAAAACCGGACAGGTGATCCTCTTCCGTGGCCTGGATAAGGCCAAGAAGATGAAATCCATCAAGGTGTCTCAGGGGTATCTGAAATACCTCTGGTTCGAAGAATTGGACGAGTTCGCCGGAGAGGAAGAGATCCGCTCGGTGCAACAGTCCGTCATGCGTGGCGGCCCGAAATTTGTGGTGTTCAAATCCTTCAACCCGCCTATCAGCAAGTCCAACTGGGCCAATCAGTATGTGATGACCCCACGACGGGGAGCCTTGCGCCACAAGTCCTGTTACACCGATGTGCCGCAGGATTGGCTGGGGGAACAGTTTTTTGACGACGCAGAGGAGCTAAAGCAGACAAACCCCAGAGCCTTTGAGCATGAGTATCTAGGCAATGCGGTAGGCACCGGTGGAGAGGTGTTCGACAATCTGGAGATTCGTCAAATCACTGATGAGGAGATTTCTCACTTTGACAACATTTACATGGGCATTGACTGGGGCTGGTACCCAGACCCCTACCACTGGGGTAAAATGCACTATGACAGCACCCGGCGCACGCTCTATATCTATGACGAGTTCCGGGCCAACAAAATGAGCAATGCGGAGACCTGGAACAGCCTGGTGGTTAAAAAAGGGGTTACCGGCTCTGACCTGATTACAGCTGATTCCGCGGAGCCTAAGTCAGTTGCAGACTACCGGGAATATGGAGCAATGTGTCGAGGGGCGATAAAAGGCCCCGACAGCGTGCGGTATGGCATGAAGTGGCTCCAGTCCCTACAAGCCATTGTCATTGACCCGGTGCGATGCCCCAATACCGCTCGGGAATTTACCCACTATGAGTATGAGCGCACCCAAAATGATGAGGTGATCAGTTCCTTCCCGGATGCCAATAACCACAGTATCGACATGGTGAGGTATGCCATGGAGCGGGTGTACAAGCGAAAGGGACAATAGCATACTATTTTTCAGGCACGGCGAACGCCGTGCTTTTTTCATGCCCGAAAAGAGGTGATAACAGCGGATGAACGCTTTTTTGAGAGTTCGACGATTCATCGAGGAGGTGATCAGAAGGTTGATACCCTACAAAAACATTGAACAGGTAGAGCGGATTGAAACACCAGTTTCCACGGAAATGACCACGGCACTGGACACATGGTATCAGCTCTATCTAAATAAGGCAGACTGGCTCCAAGCTCCCGGTGTGAAGTCCATGAATCTGCCTGCCTTTGTCAGCTCTGAGGTTGCCCGTCAGATTGTGCTGGAGATGAAATGCACCATCACCGGAAAGGGGAAAGACGGCGCAGGCCACACCAAGACGGGGGACGTGGTGATGAATCCCCGGGCGGAGTATCTAGCAGCGGAGCTTGAGAAGCTGCTAGAGGTGCTGCGGGTAAAGCTGGAGCAGGGCTGCGCCGCAGGAGGCATGGTGGTGAAGCCCTACCCCAACACGGCAGACGGCCACATCTATTTTGACTGGACAATGGATTGGGCACTGTATCCTCTGGCTTTTGACGATGACGGCAATCTGGCGGATGTAGTAATACCTGATTCTTTTACCGAGGGCAAGAAGGTATTCACTCGTCTGGAGCGACACACCGCTGTAGGCCGGGATGTGCGGATCACTCAGCGGGCATTTCAGTCCAATAACGTCCATTCCCTGGGCACGGAAATCGCACTGTCTGAGGTGCCACGATGGGCAAGCCTCCAGCCGGAGGTATTGGTGAAGGATACAGACGGTCCGTTGTTCGGATGGTACAAAGTGGCCTCTGCGAACAACGTTGACGTGGACTCCCCGCTGGGCGCATCGGTGTATTCAAAGGCAGTGGATGTGATCCGAGAGGCAGATCTGCAATATTCCCGGCTGCTCTGGGAGTTTGAGGGTTCCGAGTTGGCCATCGATGTAGATCCCACAGTGCT